TTTTGTAAAAAATCTAACCGACTCTTGTCAAATATTTGACAGGCCCAAACAAAAAAAGCCCCCGGACATAAGCACGGGGGCCAAGAATTTCCCACCAAGGAAATTGTCACTAAGGAGTAAGCAACGCCCTCAGTGTATCAAAAAATAAAAAAACAAGATATACTTCACCCGAATACGCCAGCCCGGCGCTTACGAAAAGGGAAAAAAGTGTTGCTGGATCATTTGGTTAGCGCAAACGCCGCAGACTATATACCGGAAATTGAACCCGGTGTGCCCAGCTTTACGCCTTTAGAAAAGCTTGATGCCGCGCAAACACTCAACGCGCAGATCAATACGGCAGACTGGCTCAAAGAAGTTACCGGCAACGATGACGAGATCATCACCAAGACCCAAGAAACCAAAGCAGTTAATGCTTTTGCCGCGCTAACAACAAACTCGCCTGATACCAAAAATCAATTGTTAAATATGCAGGTGCCCGAAGAGATTCGTGCAACGATTGCGATGGTGAGCGCATACCAGTGGAAGTTTATCGAGCAGGCTGAGAGCTTGCGAAGCATGGCGCTGACTAAAATTGTGCAAGAAACGGATCACCCCGACGCTAAAGTGCGACTCAAGGCGCTAGAGATGTTGGGTAAGGTAACGGAAGTCGCCCTCTTCACCGACCGGGTTGAGGTTAAGAAAACGGAGATGACGGATGAAGAACTTGCTAGCAAAATTAAAGACAAGCTTAGCCGATATATGGGCAAGGTTGACATTGTGGATGCCGAAGTTTTAAAAGAAGTAGTATGAACCTCGACTTTCTCACCCCTCAAGAGGCGCTAGCGGCGCAGTTGGCCCTCAAACACATGAGTCGGGTTGAGAAAATAGCGTTTTTAGCAGAACTTGAGGAGCAAGACCGCCGGTTTGGGCTAAATAAAGCGCAAACTGACCCGATTGAGTTTGCTAAACGCGTTTATCCGGGGTTTAAAGTAGGGCCCCACCACAGAAAACTGGCCAAAATCTTCCAAGATGTGGTTGACGGCAAGAAAAAACGGGTGATTATCAACATCGCGCCACGTATGGGTAAGTCTGAGTTCAGCTCTTACTTATTTCCGGCGTATTTTTTAGGGCGTTACCCAGATAAAAAGATTATCATGGCGACCCACACGGCGGGTTTGTCAGAAGACTTTGGTAGGCGCGTACGTAATTTATTAGAGAGCGAAGAATATGGCGAGGTTTTTAAAGACACCGTGGTTGCCGACGACCAAAAGGCTGCTGGTAAGTGGTCTACTGGTGCTGGGGGCCAGTACTACGCTGTTGGTGTGGGTGGTGCTCTTGCTGGCCGTGGGGCCGATCTGTTTGTAATTGACGATCCGCACTCTGAGCAGGACATGAAGGCTAACAGCCGCCTGTCGTTTGATACGGCGTGGAGCTGGTTCCAAACCGGTCCGTTGCAACGCCTGATGCCCAACGGGGCCATTATCATAATTATGACGCGCTGGAGTCTGTTGGACTTGACCGGCAGGCTGCTCGACTTTCAGATGCGCAACCCAGACGCTGACCACTGGGAGTTGGTAGAGCTGCCCGCCATACTGAACGAAGACACCGAAGACGAGAAAAGTCTCTGGCCAGAGCAGTGGCCACTCGATCAGTTGCGCGCCAAGAAGATGCAGTTGGACCCGAGGTTCTGGAACGCGCAGTACATGCAGCAGCCGACCTCAGATACAAGCGCGGTGATATCTAGAAAGAGCTGGCGCATATGGGAGCTTGAAGACCCACCCTCTTGCGAGTACATCATACAGAGCTGGGACACGGCGTTCGAGACTAGTAACACCGCCGACTACAGCGCATGCACAACGTGGGGCGTCTGGTACAACGAAGATGACGGGGGTTCCCCCAACCTCATCTTGTTGGATGCGTTCAAGGACAGGATGGCGTTCCCCGAGCTCAAGGCCACTGCACTCAAGCACTACAAGGAGTGGTCGCCCGATGCGTTCATTGTTGAGAAAAAAGCAGCGGGTGCGCCCCTCATCCAAGAGCTGCGGCGCATGGGCATCCCCGTGCAGGAGTTTAGCCCGAGCCGGGGTAATGATAAGCACGTCAGGATAAACGCAGTGTCGGACTTGTTTGCGTCGGGTAAAGTGTGGGCTCCCGACAAACGTTGGGCGCGCGAGGTCATCGAGGAGGTGGCATCGTTCCCTGTTGGCGAGCATGACGACTATGTTGATACGGTGTCACAAGCGCTGTTACGATACCGGCAGGGTGGGTTCATCAGTTTGAACAGTGATGAGCAAGAAGATAAATACTTCAGGGCGCGCAGAGCCGCGTACTATTAAGGATAAATTATGTCGATTGAGAAGTCACTATACCAAGCGCCCCAAGGGTTGTCAGCGCTTGACGACGGGCCTGAGCTAGAGATTGAGATCGAAGACCCTGAGTCTGTAACAATCAGATCGGGCGAGACGGAGATTGAGATTGAGCCGGGTGAGGTTGACAACGAGTTTAACGAGAACTTGGCCGATGTGTTGGATGAAAGCGACGTTTTGTCGTTGGCCAGTGACTTGAGCGGTGACATCGAAAATGACCTGTCCTCGCGCAAGGACTGGGAGAAGATGTACAAGGACGGCATTACGCTGCTGGGCTTGAAGTTTGAGGAGCGTACCGAGCCGTGGGACGGTGCATGCGGGGTATTCCACCCGATGATTACTGAAGCTGTGGTGCGCTTCCAGTCTGAGACCATTATGGAGACATTCCCCGCCAAGGGGCCTGTACGCACTAACATCGTCGGTAAAGAGACGCCCAAGAAGAAAGAGGCGGCGGCGCGCATCGAAGAGGACATGAACTGGCAGTTGACTGAGAAAATGCCAGAGTTTCGTCTTGAGCACGAAAAGATGCTGTGGAACCTACCAAGCGCGGGTTCGGCATTCAAGAAGGTGTACTACGACCCGAGCCTTGAGCGCCAAGTATCCATATTTGTGCCAGCAGAAGACGTTATCCTGCCATACGGCACAAGTGACTTGAAAACAAGTTACCGTATCACGCACCGCATGCGCAAGAGCAAGAATGACTTGGTTAAACTCATGCACGCTGGGTTCTACCGAGAGGTGGAGCTAGGCGAGCCTGCCAAGTATTTGTCGGACATCCAAGACAAGAAAGACAAAGAGACTGGGTTTTCGGCAAGCTATGACGACAGATTTGAGTTGTACGAGGTACACGCGGATTTAGATTTGCCGGGGTTTGAAGACGCTGATGACGAAGGGCCAACGGGCATCGCGCTGCCGTACGTGGTGACTATGATTCGCGGCACGAACGACGTGTTGGCCATCCGGCGTAACTGGAAGGAAGAAGACGACCTCCAGCTCAAACGTGACCATTTTGTGCACTATCAGTACATCCCCGGCTACGGCGCATACGGTTTCGGGCTATTTCACTTAATTGGTGGTTTTGCCAAGTCTGCTACCAGCATCATGCGCCAGTTGGTTGATGCTGGGACCCTGAGTAATTTGCCGGGCGGTTTGAAAGCGCGTGGTTTGCGCATCAAAGGCGACGATACCCCCATCGCGCCGGGCGAGTTCCGAGATGTGGACTTGGGCTCAGGCAATATTCGTGACAACATCTTGCCGCTTCCATACAAAGAGCCCTCAGCCGTACTAGCTGCGCTGATGGATAAGATTGTCGACGAAGGTCGCAGATTTGCGGCAACGGCGGACTTAAAGATCAGTGACATGTCCAACCAAGCACCGGTTGGTAGTACTCTGGCCATCTTAGAACGCACTCTTAAAGTGATGTCCGCCGTTCAGGCGCGCGTGCACTATGCTTTCAAACAAGAGCTGCAGTTGTTGGCGGGCATCATCCGCGACTACACGCCTGAGAGTTATGACTACGAGCCTGATGATGGCAGTCGCAACATCAAGCAGGACGACTACCACAACGTAGAGATCGTGCCAGTCAGCGACCCTAACGCTGCAACCATGTCACAACGTGTTGTGCAGTATCAGGCTGTCATTCAGTTGGCCACATCAGCACCGCAGATATACAACCTGCCGATGCTGCACAGACAGATGCTCGACGTGTTGGGTATCAAGCATGCCGACAAGCTCGTGCCGTTGGAAGAAGATCAGAAACCCGTAGACCCTGTTTCCGAGAACATGAACGCGCTGATGGGCAAACCGCTCAAAGCGTTTCTGTACCAAGATCACGAGTCGCACATTAAAGTGCACACGGCAGCTATGCAGGACCCGACTGTTCAGCAACTTGTTGGCCAGAACCCACAAGCGCAGGCAATCATGGGCTCGATGCAGGCGCACATTGCTGAGCACGTTGGATACGCCTACCGGCAGAAGATTGAGCAGGCGCTTGGTGTGGCGTTGCCTAGCCCAGAAGATGAGTTGCCACCAGAGATGGAGAAAGAGATTAGCCGTCTCATGGCAGAGGCTGCACCACAAGTCTTGGCGCAGAGTCAGGCATTGCAGGCTCAGCAACAAGCCCAGCAGAACGCGCAAGACCCAGTGTTGCAGATGCAGATGCAAGAGTTGCAGATCAAACAAGGCGAGTTGGCACTCAAACAGAAAAAACTTTCGGTTGATGCCGCAGCTAAAGCCGACGAGTTGCGTATTAAAGAGATGGCTGTTCAGGGCAAGAACGAGCTTGATGGCGCGCGCATTGGGGCGGATTCGGCAAAAACTCGTCTTGAGCTCGACTCTAGGAACCAGCTTGATGGTCTGAGGATCGGCAGCGACATTGCGCACAAACGCGCAGTTTTAGAATCACAAAAGAACAAACCACCTAAAGGACGTGAATAATGGACTTACTAGTAATGGATTTTATTGAAGCGATGCGCAAGAAACTTCGCGACGACATGAATAATTACACTGACGATTTGGCAAATGGTCAGTGCACAGACTTTGCTACGTACAAAGAGCTTTGCGGGGTGATTCGGGGTCTAGCCTTTGCAGAGCGCCACTTGTTAGACCTCGCTGAGTATTTAAAGGAAGATCACGATGAGTGAAACCATCGCCTTACCGG